GGGCGCACAATTCTTGTATCAAAACGATTCAAAACCCGGTTCCTCCCATATCTTTTTGACGCGGCTGGCATGTGCCCAAGAAAACCGTCCTGAAAACCCGTGCGGAATTGGCTCGCAAGTTCGGGAAATCCGAACGGGTGATATCGACCTGGCTGGGCGAGGGGATGCCCGGAGCGCCGGGGGCCTATGTCTGGGAAGATTGTGCCGAGTGGGTCGCCAACCGTGGGGACAAGCGGAAGGGGGTGAAGGTCGCCGAAGCCGACGACATGGATGCGTCGGGCGACACGTCCGAATGGCTGGAAGAATACCGCAAATGGCGAGCGAAACAGGAAGAGTTGAAGTACGCGGTTAAGCGCGGCGAACTCGTGGAGCTTGAATCCGTCCGCGATTTCTTGCAGCAGTTGGCCGGGCGGTTCCGGTCGTTTGGGGAGCGGTTGGAAAAGGCGTCCCCGGAGATGCGGACCGAGTTGGACGCGATCCTCGAACAAGGGAAACAGGAGGTAGAAGGGCTTGGCATCGCTCGAAGCGGCGATGGCGAATCGTGTTGATCCGTCCGCGTTCTCGCGGGAACTCGGTCGATTCTACACGCTCGCCAAAGCTCCCCGGCTGCGCTCCATTCGGGAGTTTGCGGAACAAGAAGTCGTCATTCCGGACGGCCCGTTCCGTGGGTTCCGGTTCAGTGTTGAGCGACAGCCACACGTTCGGCTTTGGTTCGACGAGATCACGTCGGGTCGATGGAAGCGGCACGTCCTGACGGGGCCGGTTCAGTCGGGAAAGTCGCTGATCGGGTTCGTGATACCCGCGATGTACCACCTATTCGAGCACCGGGAGACGGTGATTCTCGGCCTGCCGTCGATGGAGATCGCGGGCGACAAATGGGAGATGGACATCGAACCGGCGATCCGGGCCAGCCGATATCGCGACCTGATCCCTACCAGGGGGACCGGGAGCCGTGGGGGGAAGTTCGACAGCATCCAGTTTAAGAACGGGGCCGTGCTCAAATTCATGAGCGGCGGCGGGTCCGACAAAAAGCGGTCTGCGTTCACCTCGCGGGTGTTGATCGTCACCGAGACGGACGGGCTTGACGAAGCGGGTGATTCGTCGCGGGAAGCCGATCCCCTGCGGCAATTGGAAGCCCGCACCGCGTCCTACGGCGACAAGGCTCGGATTTACCTCGAATGCACGGTGTCCCTTGAGGCGGGCCGAACGTGGCAGGAACTCAAGGGCGGGAGCGACAGCCGGATCGCCCTGCGGTGTCCGCATTGTTTGCGGTGGGTGACGCCCGGTCGTGAGTCGCTGGTGGGCTGGCAAGGTGCGGAAGACGAGGTAACGGCGGCGGAACGGTCTGCGTACTACTGCGATTTGTGCGGGACGATGTGGACGGAGCCGCAACGCAAGGCCGCACACGTCGACGCCAAGCTGGTGCATCGCGGGCAGGAGATCACCGAGGAAGGGACCATCGTCGGAGCCGCGCCGAGGACGTTTACGCTGGGCTATCGGTACGCCGCGCCGAACAACTTTTTCCGGTCTGCGGGGGAGATCGGGGCGGCGGAATGGCGTGCGGCCAAGAGCGATGACACGGAACTGACTGAGCGGGAGATGTGCCAATTCGTTTGGGCGATCCCCCCAAAGCCGTCTATCGAGGCGTTGGTCAATCTCGATGCGCGGGTGTTGGCCGAACGCATGCAACACCCTGGGCGCGGGTTTGTGCCGTCCGATGCGTTGCTGGTGACGATGGGCGTCGACATCGGCAAGCATATCTTGCACTGGGTTGTCGCTGCGTGGCGTGGGCAGGCACGGGGCCAAATCATCGATTACGGGGTGGTCGAGACGAACGCCCGGCAGTTGGGCGAGGATCGGGGCATTTTCTTTGCGCTCCAGCAATTGCAGGAGACCGCGAACGCCGGGTGGAACAAGTCGGGCCAGTCGATCCCGGCGGCGGCGGTGTGCATCGACTCGGGGTATCGGGCCGAGTTGGTGTACGAATTCTGCAAGGCCGACAACGCGAAGTTCTTCCCGTCGAAGGGGTTTTCCACCACGGAATACAGTCGCCCGACGGCGGTGGGGCGGCACACGGTCCACATCGGCGAGGGGTATCACGTCGAAAGACTGGCATCCTCGGGCGGCGTTAAGTTGATCGAAATCGACGCGGACCATTGGAAAAGCCGCTTGCATGACGGCTACTCGTGCGCGCTCGATTCGCCGGGGGCGGTGACGCTGTTCCACACGGGAGAACACGGGGTCCACATCTCATTCGCAAAGCATCAGACGGCAGAACGGAAAGAGCGGGAGATGGACCGGCGGCGTGGTGAGGTCGTGCGGTGGGTGAACGAGCACAAGCGGGCGAATCACTGGTTCGACGCTGCCGTGCTGGCGATGGTGGCCGGGTGCCACATGGGGGTGAAGCTCAATGACGATCCCGTATCACACGACACGCCCGGAAGTTGGTTTGCGCAACAGCGAAAGCGGTGACATGGAGCGAATCACCGACCCGGAGTGCCCCGTGTGTGGTTGTCCGCAATCGACCGTTGTTTCGCAGTCGACGTGGTGGGGCAAAACCACGGTCAAGCGGGCGTGCGGACATTGCGGGAACCAGTTCTTTGCAACGGAAGAAGCCGAGAAAGCTAAGTCGGTGGTGCGTTTCGTGCGTGTCCGGTGCCCGCATTGCCAGTCGAAAAACTGCCGGATCACCTCAACCCGTGGTCGGATTCGCTGGCACAAGTGCGGGGACTGTCAACAGCCGTTCCAATCCGTTGAAGATGGCGATTAGTACAGGATCAATACCGCATTGAGTTGCGGGCCTATCGCTTACTCCATGCTCTGGGAAAATCATCCCATGAGCGTGTCGAGTCTCAATACCGCGATGGAGTCTGCGGTCGCCGCGATGGAAGCGGGCGATTACGCGGACGCCATTACGTACGCCAACAAAGCGTTGGCCTATATGGCGGTCATTCCTGATTCGCGGCACGGTTCCGGCGAAATGCGGTGGCGCACTTCCGGGATCGAGGCGTTCATCAACCAGTGCCGCAAGATGCAATCGTCGGCCAATGGGATCGGTTCGACGACCGGCGTCATGCAACAGCAGTTGGTGCGGTACAAGAACTCCGACGAGGAATTGTATTGATGGGGCTTTGGTCGCGGATTTACCGAGCGGTGATGGGCGACGACTCCGCCCGCGCTTGGGATGCGGCCAAAACAAGCCGTCTTAACGAGGCCCAATGGGCTTCCGCCAACGGCGAAAACCTCAACGACAAGATCGGTTTGCGGCTCGAAACGCTGCGGAACCGGTCCCTCGATGAAGCGGAGCGGAATCCGTTCGTCGACGGCATGATCGAGACTTACGTCGCGTCCGTGGTGGGTGTGGACGGGCCGACGTTGCAGGTTCAATCGGACGACGAGGATTTCAACCAGTTCGCCGAGGCCGTGTGGCGGCGATGGTGGGAACTGCCGGACATCAATGCGCAGTTGTCTGGCGTGGAACTTCTTCGCCAGTGGGTGCGGAGTCTGTGGTGTTGCGGTGAATTCCTTGAAGTGTTGACGCAAGACCGGGAGTCGGATTGGGTTACGCTTCGGATTCAGGATATTCACCCCCGACGCCTAAAGACGCCGGTCGGTCTGGGCATGAATCGCATGCTGCGGGACGGCGTGGAGCGATCCGACACCGGCAAGCCCCTTGCATATCACATTGAGTCGTTTGCCGCTGGCGAAATGCTGGCGACGACCACCGGTGAACTCACCCGCTACACCGCCGACCAAATCATTCACGGGTTCAAGCAACGGGAACCGGGCCAAGTGCGCGGCATTCCGTGGCTCGCTCCGGTGCTGCAAACGTGTGCGGACATCCGGTGCTATGACGAACAGGTGATGGATGCGGCCCGAAGTGCGGCGGATATGTCCGTGCTGCTGTACACGGATCACCCCGACGCGACCTATGTGGCCGTCAACGAACAAACGGTGGTCGAACGGCGGACGATTCGCACGCTGCCGCCGGGTTGGAAGGCCGCGCAAATGCAAGCCGCGCAGCCGACCGCACAGTATGCCGACTACCGATCCGAGCGACTGAGGGAGATCGGACGACCGGTCAACATGCCGTTAATGATGGTTCGCCTGGATTCGTCGAATCACAACTATTCGTCGGCTCGTTTCGACGGGCAGATGTTCTCACGCGAGACGGCGACTTGCCAAAGGTGGCTGGGCCGAATCGCGTTGAATCGCATTTGCCGATTGGTCATCCGCGAAGCCTCGCTGATCGAGGGTGTTGCGGTTCCTGAGTCGTTCGACCTGCGATGGACGTGGGCCACGATGCCGCACGTTGATCCGGGGAAGGAAGCCAGTGCCGCCGAGACCGCGTTGGCGAACAACACGACCACGCTGGCCGACGTGTGCGCCACCTCGGGCAAGGATTGGGAACAAGTTCTCGCCCAGCGTAAACGAGAAAAGAAGCTGATGGAAACGCTGGGATTGCTGCCAGAAACGCCGGTTGTTCCGGAAGCCGCGCCGCTTTCGCCTGCCCAACAGCGCCACATTCGCGAACTGGTCGAGGCCATTATCGAGCAGGAGGTGCGCGCATGAACTGTGACATCACGACGCGATCAATGGCGATCACGCCGGGGACGATTGACGAGCAATCGCGGTCCGTAGAAGCGGTGCTATCGACCGAAAATCCCGCGATGGTGCGTTCTTCCAAAGGCGTTATTGAAGAGGTTTTGCGGGCTGATGGTGCTCAATTCGGCCAGCAACTCCCCTTGATCGACGGCCACAACACAAGCTCCAGCGACAACATCCGGGGATCGGTGCGTGACCTTCGTCTCGAAGGGAACCGCGTCGTCGGGCGGGTGCATTTCGCCGAGACCGAGACCGGCAATCGGGCGTGGGATTTGGTTCGCCAAGGACACCTGACTGACGTTTCCATCGGCTATCGCGTGAACAACTGGGAAGACATCCCGGCGAACTCAGCGCGGATGGTCAATGGGCTGGAATACCGCACGGGTCCGCGACCGCTTCGCGTGACAACGTCATACACGATTCGAGAGGTCAGCTTGGTCCCCGTCGGTGCGGATCAAGCTGCGAAATTCCGTGCCGACGACTTGCAAACAGGAGTGCCAGACATGGCCGAAACGACTGCCGTGGAGCAGGCCCCCGAAACGGCGGTCCGCTCGGAAAGCAACGCGAGCGTCACCCAGGTTCCGGACGTGACCCGGATGGTGATTAACGCCGACAAGGTTCGACAGGAAGCCATCGAAGCCGAACGCGCTCGCGTGGCGGCGATCCACAAGGCTGCGGGCGACGACATCCCCGCCGAACTGGTTCAACGCTCGATCACCGAAGGGTGGGGCGCTGAGAAGTACACCGCCGTGTTCCTCGATCACCTGCGGTCGCATCGCGCCGAGCCGGTCAAGGGT